GCTTGACGCGCAGATTATCTTCTTGTATATAATCTGCTAGGTGACCCGAGTACGCCAAACCCCGGGTCACCGCACAAACAAACAACAGCCCGGAGGGCACATGAGACGATCTAAAATGAAAAAACGTAAATCACGCCGGCTTTTCAGCAAAACAGCCAGCAAGGTTCACCGTAAAAATATGCCTGGTAAAATTATGCGCGGCGGCATTCGTCTCTAAACAAAAAAGGGCCCGGAACTCGACCTAGTCCCGGACCCAAAAGGCAAAGACAAAACATGGCTTGTCTCTACCCGAAACCAGCTTACCTCAGCACTGAGGGCAAGGTCACATTCGTCAGGCATGAAAAAGCTCTTGGCTCTAGTGGTTTTATCCACATTCGGTGCGGGATGTGTAATGGTTGCAAAGCAGACCATGCCAGGGACTGGGCCATCCGCTGCTATCACGAATCACAAATGCATCATGTCTCGTGCTTCGTTACTCTCACCTACGACGAAATACACTTGCCGCCATGCGGCTCTCTCGACAAACGTGACCTGCAACAATTCTGGAAATCCCTCAGAAAAAAATTAAACGTTCCGATCCGGTACTTCGCTGCCGGAGAATACGGAACTAAAAAAGGCCGACCTCACTACCACGCAATAATCTTCGGATGGATGCCGTCAAAACGGTTTCCCGTTGACATCTCCGACAAAGGCCACATTCAATATACCCATCCGATACTCCAATCGGCCTGGCAAAAACGCGGTCGAATAGTCTTCACGGACTTCGACCCATCGTGCGCCCGATACGTGGCGCACTACACGGCAGACAAATTAAAGTCTTATGCTGCCGATACCATCGACCCCGAAACAGGACTACGACCATATGAAAAACTCGACAAACAAACCGGCGAAATCTGGCAACTACAACCGGAGTTCCAGGTATCATCCCTCAAACCAGCGATCGGACTACGTTGGCTTGAAAAATACTGGATGGAAATCTTTCCTGCGGATACTGTCATCATGGATGGCAAAGAATACCCACCGCCGCGGTTCTACTACAAATGGCTCGCCGAAAATCAGGAGTCCGTACATCAGCACGTTCGACAAAAAAGAATAGAACAAACCCGCGCCCTTCCATATGAGCGCGGAATACGGCTCCACCAAAAAGCCCAGGCAGTCAATGCCAGGCTAACTAAATACAAACGACCCATTCACGATAAGGAACAACAAAAATGATTCACAACGTCTTCACAATCTACGACGCGAAAGCGGAAGCGTATCTTCCTCCCTTTATCCTCCCGAAAACGTCAATGGCAAAACGCACTTTCTCAGACTGCGTAAATTCAGCCGATCATCAATTCGGCGCGCACCCGGAGGATTACACGCTGTTCACCATCGGGACGTTCGACGACGAAACTGCTCAGTATAACCTCTTATTGACGCCAGAAAGCCTTGGACTCGGTCTCGAATATGTTATAGATTCGTCCGAACTGGAAACTTCCAAGGCGGACCAAAATGGCGCGGAAATACGGCAAATCGAAGGGTAATCACACATTCGCACAAGTACCCAAAGCACAAATTCCACGGTCATCCTTTGACCGTTCATCTAGTTTAAAAACCGCGTTCGACGCGGGTCTCCTGGTCCCAATCTTCGTAGACGAAGTTTTGCCAGGAGACACTTTCAACATGTCGGCCTCCCTTTTTGGGAGGCTCGCCACTCCCGTAAAACCGCTTCTAGATAATCTGTACATCGAAACCCAGTGGTTCTTCTGCGCATCGCGCTTACTCTGGGTAAACTGGGAGCGGTTCAACGGCGCTCAAATAAATCCCGGCGATAGTACCGACTTCAGTGTTCCTGTCACGACCTTCGTTGCCGGATGGCCGGAAAACAGTCTTGGTGATTATATGGGCGTTCCACCTGGTGTCCCTGATCTCGAAGTTAACGCTCTTCCGTTCCGGGCTTACAATCTCATCTACAACGAGTGGTACCGCGACCAAAACTTACAGGAGGCCGTACAAGTCAATATAGGAGACGGACCCGACTCTCCGAGCGGTTTTAACGTGCTCCGTCGCGGCAAACGTCACGACTATTTCACGTCTTCCCTTCCCTGGCCCCAAAAAGGCGATCCGGTTACTGTGCCGCTTGGCGATACTGCCCCGGTTATCGGGGACGTAACCGGTGATGGAACAAAGGGCACGCCGACATTTCTTGTCGGTACTGGCTCCGGTCCATTGCAATCTAAAATCGGTGGTGACACGGCGCACTGGTCGGCAAGTCCTGGTGCCGATCTGGATGCCGGTTGGGACGATCCTCAACTTGTTGCCGATCTGTCTGCGGCTACCGGCTTCACTATCAACCAGCTGCGACAGTCTTTCCAGATCCAACGCTTACTCGAGCGCGATGCGCGAGGCGGAACCCGTTATACCGAGGTTCTTAAATCTCACTTCGGAGTCACCTCACCTGACGCGAGGCTTCAACGCCCGGAATTCTTGGGCGGATCCTCGCAGATGATCTCCGTCACACCTGTTCCACAACAATCTCCGTCGGACATCGCGGTCGACTTGACTCCCCAGGGTAATCTCGCCGCGGTTGGTCAAGTCGCTTCCCGCGCAGGCTTCACTAAATCGTTTGTGGAACACGGCTATGTAATCGGCCTGGTTAATGTCCGTGCCGATCTTACGTACCAACAGGGACTTAATCGTATGTGGTCCCGTTCGACTCGCTTCGATTTCTTCTGGCCTGCGCTCTCGCACCTGGGCGAGCAGGCAGTTTTGAACAAAGAAATCTACGCCCAGGGAACCGTAGAAGACGACCAGGTATTCGGCTACCAGGAGTCGTGGGGCGAATACCGGTATCGGCCCTCGCAGGTTACCGGAATCATGCGTTCAAGCGCATCCGCTCCTCTCGATGTCTGGCACTTAGCCCAGGACTTCGCAAATCTTCCAACACTCTCTGCCGAGTTCATCGAGGACAACCCACCAATCGACCGCGTAATAGCGGTCCAAACTGAACCTCACCTTCTTCTAGACGCATACTTTAAACTCCGTTGCGTTCGTCCAATGCCACTGTACGGAGTACCAGGTCTAATAGACCACTTCTAGTAACGGCGAACCGATGTCGAAGGTTCTGGCAAGGCCAGTTCTTCGACGTCGGATCGGCGTAACATTCAGGAAAACAAGAGTACTCGTACAATGGCTGCAAAAACTTTTCCACTGCCAAATACCCAGTACACTGGGACACCACAACCAATTAAAACCGGTGGGTTCAATATCGCCTCCCTTGTTGGAGGCTTCATCCCTTCACTCATCGGCGGATTGTTCGCTTCGAACTCCGCCAAAAAACAAAATCAAGCGCAAATTGCGCTGGCCCGCGAGCAAATGGCGTTTCAGGAACGCATGTCATCAACTGCTTATCAGCGGGCCGCCAAGGATCTCGAAAAGGCCGGCCTTAATCGAGTCCTGGCACTAGGTAACTCTGCCTCTACTCCTGGCGGCGCTATGCCGCAAGTCGTCAACGAGGGACAACCAGGAATAAACTCTGCGCTGGCAATAGCCAGGCAAATGGCCGATATAAAAAACATTGAGGCCAATACTGCAAAAACCGGCGCCGACACGAAAAACGTCCAACAGGATACGGCCAACAAATGGGCGTCCAGCTTCAAAATTCTCGAAGAGATCGACCTGCTGCAACAGCAGGGCAAGCTAGCTGGCGTCAATATCGACATTCAACGTGCCGTTCGTGAAATCAAAGGCAGCGAGTCCGTCATTATCAAATCCGAGGAAGACCTATGGCAAACAATCCAAAATCTCGACGCAAGCGAGATGGGAGCACTAGCGAAAATGGTGGGGCCGACAGCAGCAAAATTCTTGCTGACAATCTTGGCAAAAAGATGAGACCCCACGCCATCGTCTTCAGCCAACCTAGTTTGACCAGGCAATCGTTTAAAGACGAATGCGACGTTAATCAAATTGTCAAACGCTACACCGAAACCGGAATGATCAACCACATTCCCAGGACAAATCCCCAATACGGCGATGCCCCGGAAGGGGATTTCCTTGAAGCGGCGATAGTAAACGCCGATATCGCCTCACAAATCGAGGCGGGAGACCTCGACATGGACGCGCTGGGCGCGTCCGAACCGGACCCGGAGGCAAACCCCGGACCGGATACCAATGAGCCGGAAAGCGGCTCTCAGGAGGCGTCAGCCGACCCGTCAAGCACGCCTGAACAGGACGCTTGACGCGCAGATTATCTTCTTGTATATAATCTGCTAGGTGAC